CCTGGAAAGTCGGGTTCGATTCCCGGTGGGACTACTATGGCCAACCAAGCTTTACTACGATACGGGTTCATACCTGTGGGTTAGAGGTGACGTTCAGGAAAGACTGATAAACTTGGTCTATTGGTGTAATAGTAACATTTGTCCCTGTCACGGACAAGCCCTCGGAGCATAACCGGGATGGACCGCAAAAATAAACATATTAGTAAAATAATTATGTGATAAGTGGTAGTTTTAGGGTTCGACTATGTATTTATATGATATATGAAATGTAAAAAATGTACTAATGAATTTGAACCGAAAAAAGGATTAAAATCTTACTGTTCTTTACATTGTAGAAATAGTCGAGAATGGAGTGATGAAGATAAGTTAAAAAAATCTTTGTCAGCAAAAAACTCAGATAAAGTTAAAAGGGCTAACATTGAGATTGGCAAATTAAAAAAAAGTAATCCGACAATAACAATATGTTTAAAGTGTGGTGAAAATATTATATCTTACAGGCGAAGAAACAATAAATACCATAGCGAATGTTGGTTGAAGTGTTCTGGAGGGTTTAGAGAAAACTCAACTAAAAAATATTCATCATATTATAAAGGATATAAAATGGATTCTAATTCTGAAAAAGAATTTGCTATTTTATGTGATAAAGAAAATATTAAATGGATTAAAAATAATGGTGAGTATTTTTTTGAATACCTTGGAACTGATTTAAAAAACCATAAATACTATCCTGATTTTTATTTAGAAGAATTTGATTATTGGGTTGAAATTAAAGGTAAATTATATGCGGATAAAGACGGTAATTTAAAAAATAAATTATCATCTGTAAAAAATATTTTCTTACTTTATTCTAAAGAAATTAAGAAATTTAATTTTGATGAATTAAAATAATGAATAATTTCAAAATAATGAATAATAACTATTATGAAAAAATTTAGATTGCCACGAAAGATTAAAAAAAAATTAAAAAATAATTTATACACCTATCCAAAAAGTGAAAGAAATACTTACTTAATTGCTTGGCCATATAAAGATGAAAAAGATTATATTGCATACAAAAAAGGATTGTTAAGAAGTTGCCGATAATAATTTAAAAAAAATAACTATTATGAAAAAATTTGAAGATTTAGAGTTTGAAAAAATTAAAGAAGATTCGCACAGAATTGGTGTTAAGTGTAGAATGGTGTTTGAAAATGGATACGGTGTATCTGTTGTATGTCACACACATTCATATGGAGGTAAAAATGGTTTGTTTGAGATTGCGGTTCTTGGTAAAGATGGTGACTTAACTTATGATACACCTGTAACAAATGATGTTATTGGGTACTTGAATCGAGAAGAAGTTACTGACATTATGGAACAAGTACAGGTGTTAAAATAATTTATTTCTTTATATTTACCATAAATTGTTTATTTTTTTAAAAAAATAATATGGAAAATAAAATAAATGTATTTGGGTTAGATAAATTAATTCAAAAACAATCAGCGGTGACTAAAAGTAAAATTTTAAGTCAAACCATTATTGATGGTGTTAAAGTAAAATTTATTCGACCTGTTCCTCATGAGGATGGAACATTATATGAGATTGCCAGAACAGATTGGGATGAAATTACTGACCCTATTGTTCACACTCATGTAACAACAACTCAAATAGGTAGAATCCGTGCTTGGGGGTTACATCAAAATAGTACAGACAGATTATTTGTTGTTAAAGGTCTTGTTTCAATCGTAGTTTATGATGGAAGAATAGATTCTCCAACATATGGTGTTATTAATGAATTTAAAGTTTCGGAAAGAAATCCTGTATTGTTAGTTATTCCACCAAATTTATATCACGGATGGAAGAATATTGGGACTGATGAAGCGTATATTATTAACATGCCAACTTCGATGTATAATTATCATAAACCTGACGCTCTTGATTTACCGTATGAATCTGATGAGGCGATAGAAATAGTTCCTTTTCGATGGTAACGTCGGTTATGGTGATTATTCCAACACATAATCACCCAACAACACTTAAATATTCTGTTGAAAGTGCTCAAAATCAAACTGTTGATGATTTGGATATTGTTATTATTGGTGATGGTGTTACTGATGACACAAGAGACGTTATTAGTGATATAATTAAAACTGACAATAGGGTTAGGTTTGAAGACGAACCAAAAAGATTAAGTAGAAACGAAGTTGCAAGACATAGGGTAATTTCTGAGTCAAAATCAGACATAGTCACTTATCTTGGGGATGATGACCTTCTATTATCTAAACACGTTGAAATAATGAAAAATATGTTGGTTGATAGTGATTTTACTCACCCATTACCTGTTTTGGTGTATCCAGATAAAAGTATAGACGCTTTAAGGATTAACTTAAAAGAAAAAAAATGGGTTGATTATCATTTAAAACCTAAACAAAATAAAATTAGTTTAACTGGTGCCTCCCATACAATGGATTTATATCGAAAATTAAAATTTGGTTGGAGGGTTGCACCAAAAAATATTTGGAGCGACCTTTATATGTGGAGACAAATATTTTTAACGCCAAATATTAGATTATCAAGTTCTGATTTATCAACCATGATTAAACTACCTTCATCAGCTAGAATAGAAAATGATTTAAATAGAAAGTTTGAAATTGAAACTTGGTCTATTATTATAAAAAACCCTGATTTTTTTGATTTATGGCAGAAAAAAGTTCTCCCATTATAAACAGAACCCTTGGTAGTTTTGTTTTTTAATAAAAAAATAGTATCTTTGTACCTTAATTAAAAATAATGTGTAATGAATATATTTTTTTTAGACGAGAATCCTATATTATCGGCTCAATATCATGTTGACAAACACGTAGTTAAAATGATTTTGGAAACCGCTCAGTTATTGTGTGGTGTTCATCACATGACCGTACATGATACAATACATGATACCGACCAAGTACCGTACAAGTTATCACATAAAAACCACCCATGTTCTATTTGGTGTCGCGAGTCATTATCAAATTATTTGTATTTGTGTGAGTTGGGTTTGGAATTAAGTAAAGAATACACTTACCGATACGGTAAACGACATAAATCTCAAGATGTAATTGAGTGGTGTTTGATTAATAAACCAAACATCCCTGATATTGAATTTACAGACCCAGCTAAGGCGATGCCTGATGAGTTTAAAGTTGATTCTGTTGTAGAATCTTACAGAAATTATTACATGGGGGCTAAATCTAATTTAGCCGCTTGGAAAAACAGAGAAAAACCTTTTTGGTTTGAAAAAAAAGAATTAACTTTGGAATATGATTAAAATACGGTTGTAAGATAATGGCTTGTAAAGAATGTCCTTGGGTTATAAGGAATAAACATAATGACATGATTGTGGAGTTTTCCAAAAAAATGGATAAACCCCACAACTGTCATATAAAAAACGGAGGAAAAAACCTTTGGAGTACAACAGAAAAAAATAAATGTGATGGAAGAAAAGAATACGAAGAAAGTATTATACAGGATTTAACCACCGATAAATTTAAAAAACTATAAAACACGACTTAAAATCGTGTTTTTTTGGTTATCATAATATTTATTATAAAAATATATTATTTATGTCCACAGAAGTTATTGTTGCGTTTATATCAGGCGTATTAGGTCCTATTATTCTTTTATATACAAAGAACAAATTAGAGAAAAAAAAAGAAATGCCTGACATGGTTAAAGAAACACTACTAGTTAGTGAATTAATTACAACAAAAATTGAACATATTAAAGAAGAATTTAAATCGGACAGAGTTTGGATAACACAATTTCATAATGGAGGTCACTTTTACCCGACAGGTAAATCAATGGCAAAATTTAGTGTCATTTATGAGACGGTTTCTCAAAATACAAATTCAATTCAATCAAATTTTCAAAACATTCCTGTTAATTTATTTAGTAAGTCTATCAATTATTTACTAGAAAATGAGGTAATTCAAATTCACGATTATAAAGACGAATCTGTTGCAACTCACGGTTTAAAATATATTGCAGAAGATACAGGATGTAAATCAGGGTATTTATTTTCAATAAAAACAATTGATAATAAGTTTATTGGGACCTTAGGGTTAGATTTTTCAAAAAGAAAAACAAAACTTGATGTGGAGTCGATAAATCACTTACAAGTTCACGCAACTTCAATTGGTGGAGTTCTTATGGGTCACCTAAATGGTTAACAAACCTAAATCTCTTTATATTTATTAAAATGAGAAGTTATATTAACGAGAAGCCCGAATCGGTCCAACCTTCAAAATATAGTAATGTTAATTTTAAACAAATTGGTCACGGTAATCCCGCCTCTGATAAAATAAACCCATCTTTATTAATGGACGTAAATTTAGCTGCTAAAAACGC